ACTAATGGATCCACTCAAGGTGGTTCTTCTAGTAACTCTTCCACAGGTGAACCACAACAGAAACCAGAAGGGGAGAAAGGAGAGGAAACTGAAAATGAAGAATCCATTCAAGTTGAAACTGATGAAGCGTTTCAGAATGGAACAAAGGATCTTTCTTCAGATAATTACAACTCTCCAACTGGTTATTATGAATCTCCAAATGTTAACATTGAGAATGTAATTGTTCCCAATCAAGAGATTCATAAAGAGATTGATGATTGGTTTAATCTTTTTCTTGAAATGAAACAAAAACATCTCTCTGATGATTTTCAAAAAATTGAATCAGAATTTGAATCATTTAAGAAAAGTGCACAGAAGGAGGTAAATTACCTTGTCAAAGAATTTGAATGTCGAAAATCTGCTGATTCTTATGCTCGTACTTCTGTTAGTCGGAGTGGAGTGTTGGACTGCTCTAAACTACACACTTACAGATATGAGGAAGACCTGTTCAAGAAAATCAGTGTAATTCCTGATGGAAAGAATCATGGTCTCATCTTTATTTTGGATTGGTCTGGGTCAATGGCAGAAATTATGGTTGACACCATCAAACAACTTTATAATTTGATTTGGTTTTGTAAGAAAGTTACCATTCCTTTTGAGGTCTATGCCTTCACAAGTTACTATAACAACCAACTTGAATTTAGAAAGAATCCAATTATTTCGAAGAAGATTGAAAATCAATTCATCATTGATGATGATTTCTCATTGATGAACTTGTTTACTCACAAAACAAATAAGAGGGATTTGGATCACCAGATGAAAAACATCTGGAAGGTTGTGAAAACATTTAATAACTACACCTATTACACTGCTCCTCCACGGATGTCATTGTCTGGAACTCCACTGAATGAGTCCCTGATTTGTTTACATAAAATTATTCCTCAATTCAAACAACAGAATAAACTTCAGAAAGTTCAGTGTGTGATTCTTACTGATGGAGAAGCACCTCCTCTTCGAGTTTATCGAAAGTTATCACATCCCTCTCTTGAAAAAGAAGATCTTGGTTCTTATCACATTCGTCAAGATCTTTCTTATCTTCGTAATCGAAAAACTGGACACACTTATAAGTTTGAAATTCCTTATTGGAGTTTCACTAAAGTCTTCTTGGATGATTTGAGACAATCATTTCCAGATGTAAACTTTATTGGATTCCGTGTTATTTCTTCTCGTGAGTTTATTAGTTTTATCAATCGTTATGAAGGTGTCATGACAGATGAAATGAAAAAGAATTATCGAAAACAAAAGAATTGTGTAATCAAAGATAAGTCTGGTTATCACTCTTATTTTATTCTGGTTAACAATTCACTTTCCAATGATGTTGAATTTGATGTCGAAGAGGATGCATCTAAATCCAAAATCAAATCAGCCTTTTCTAAATCTCTCAAGTCCAAATCCCTAAATAAAAAAATCTTAGGTGAATTTGTGGAATTGGTTTGTTGAGTCAGTTTTAGAAGTGTCCGTTCTCCATTGTGTGATTCGAATGGAGATTTATAATAACAACAAAGCAATAACACCGAATGACCATTTCCGTTGAACACCTTGTTTCATCACTTCAATCTCTTTATGGTGACTCTGTTACCTCTGGAGATTTGAGAGCTTGGTGTGCTCTCAACAACACATCTTATCAGACTGTTACTAAAAAACTGGATGATTATAAATGTGGTCGTGGTAAATGGAATCTGACCATTCAAGAAAAACTTGAACAGACTTATCAATCCCCTGCCGTTTCTCCTGCTATTGAACAGAATCTTATTCCTGAAAAAGATGACACCTTCGTCAAGTTTGGTAATTTTAGCGATCTTCGCAAAATTATTGAGTCCCGTTTATTCTATCCAACGTTCATTACGGGTCTCTCGGGTAATGGTAAAACGTTCTCTGTTGAACAAGCGTGTTCACAACTAAATAGAGAACTAATCCGTGTAAACATCACCATTGAGACTGACGAGGATGATCTTATTGGTGGGTTTCGTCTTGTTAATGGCGAAACTGTCTGGCATAATGGACCCGTCGTGGAGGCTCTTCAACGTGGAGCAATTCTCCTTCTAGATGAGGTTGACCTGGCATCTAACAAAGTTCTTTGTCTTCAATCTATTTTGGAAGGTAAGGGGTTGTTCTTGAAAAAGATTGGTAAATATATTCACCCGACAAAAGGTTTTAATGTTATTGCAACTGCAAATACTAAAGGTAAAGGCAGCGATGACGGTCGCTTTATTGGAACCAATATTCTCAACGAAGCTTTCCTAGAAAGATTCCCAGTAACCTTCGAACAAGAGTATCCAAATCCCGCTAACGAGTATAAGATTCTCTACAAAGTTGCTGCTTCCACTGGAGCATTTACGGAATCTAGTGATCTTGATTTCTTGAAACGTCTTTGTGACTGGGCAGACATTATTCGTCGAACCTTTTATGAGGGTGGGATTGATGAAATCATCAGCACCCGTCGATTGGTTCACATTGTAAAAGCTTACAGCATTTTCAATGATAAAGGTAAAGCGATTCTAGTTTGTTTGAATCGTTTCGATGATGAAACAAAATTGGCTTTTCTCGAACTTTATGATAAAGTCGATGTTGATTTCATCAAACCAGATTCTGAGTTGGCATCTTAACTCGAATCTGTTATAATTCAACCATACAAATTATGCACAACATGAGTCACTATAGTGAAGCAACTGAAAAAGATTGGAATGATTTTTGGGCAGAGGATGGTTTTAGTATGACGGGAAATCTTGCAGGAGAATCACCAGACACAATTGACTTTGGTGGAAGTCGAGTGATTGGTGGCCAAGGATCAGACACAATTGACTTTAGTGGAGATGGAGTGTTTGCAGCACAACCAGTTCCTGGACCATACCTTTATTTGGATGGTGGTGGTGAAGATCACATCTCTCTTACCTCATCAACTTTCAATCTAAACCTTCCAGAGGATACCAACAAGAATGGGTTCTGGAAGTATGAAGAAGATAAGACCCTGAAAGAGGTTCAGGATTATCTTTCTGGAACTTATAACTCTCACTACACTTCTAAAGATTCTAAAACACAAACTTTGGATCTGATAGAATCAATTGGTGATGCAGAAGCATTCTGTCGTTCTAATGCAATAAAATATCTTTCTCGATTTGGCAAGAAGGAAGGTAAGTCTAAACGAGACATCCTGAAAGCAATTCACTATTGTGTCCTTCTTTATCACTTTGCTGGTCTCCACAAACAAACATCCACTTATCCTTATTGATTATGAAACTTTCTGAATCCACCGTAAATCTTCTGAAGAACTTTTCTTCCATCAACCAATCCATCCTCTTCAAGGCTGGTAACAAGCTTCGAACCATTTCGGTTATGAAGAACATTCTGGTTGAGGCGACTGTAACTGAGGAGTTTCCTCGTGACTTTGGTATCTATGATCTGAACCAATTCCTCAATGGTCTGTCACTGCATCAAAATGCAGAACTCGATTTTGATAAAGATGAGTATGTTGTAATCAAAGAGGGTCGTAGTCGTTCTAAGTTCTTCTTTGCTGATCCAAATGTGATTGTTGCTCCCCCTGAGAAGGAGATCTCTCTTCCCTCTGAGGATGTTTGTTTTGTTCTCACCAGTCAACAACTGGAGAAACTGAAGAAAGCAGCATCGGTTTACCAGGTTCCTGATGTCTCTGCCATTGGCGATGGTAAAGAAATCAAACTGGTTGCTCGTGATAAGAAGAATGACACTTCTAATGACTTCTCCATCATTGTTGGTGAAACTGACTCCGAGTTTGTCTTTAACTTCAAGGAAGAGAATCTGAAGATTGTTCCTGGTAACTATGATGTTGTTGTCTCCTCTAAGTTGTTGTCTCGATTCACCAATCAAAATGTTGATGTAACTTACTACATTGCTCTGGAACCTGATTCTACCTTTGGATGATACAGAAGTTTGAATCAGACGAGATTGTTATTCTTGATGACTTTCTGAATCAAGATCTTTTCGACAAAGCGAAGAAAAGAATCGATTCACATCTTCAAGAATACTTTCTTCATCATAATATTTCGTTAGAAGATGAAGGAGATCCTCGTTTGTTTTATGGGTTTGGTTGTAATTTTGTTGAACAAAAGAAACCAAACATTTATCAAAACAGATACAACACAGAGGTTATTCGTACAATCAATGAAAAAATAAAAGAAAGATTCGGATTCAAAAAAGTTGTTAGATCGAGATTAGATATGACAACTTATCGTGGAGAAGAACAAGTTGTATTTGGTCCACATATTGATGTAAATGGAATTCATTATACGACAATCTTTTATTTCAATACCTGTAACGCTCCCACAATCATCTATGAAAATAAGTTATATCGTGGAAGTGTAGATAAGAATTGTGAACTAGTAGAGAAACAACGTATTCTTCCAAAAGAAAATAGACTAATGTTGTTTCAAGGTAATCACATTCACACAGGAACAAATGCTACAGACATTTCACGTCGAATTCTTTTAAACTCTAATTTTATTTTTTGATTCATGAAATGAAACACATTCTTTTTACTCTTAAGGGTTGTTCAAGTGAAGCTCTTGATGATGAATCCTTTATAAGAGATTGCATCTATCATGCATCTAATCATTGTAAATCACAGTTGTTAGCTTTGAACTCTCATAAGTTTGAACCTCAAGGTGTAACTGTAGTTGCGATGTTGGCTGAATCACATATTAGTATTCACACTTGGCCAGAGAAAGGAATGGCGGTTTGTGACGTTTTTACATGTGGGGACCACACTACACCAGAAAAAGGTGTAGAATATCTAGAGATGATGCTCGAAGCAAAAGACATTATTTGTAATGAGTTCATTCGTCCTTTGGAGTAATTATTATGAGACAATGGGAACTGACTTATCGACTCCCAACAACGGGTTCGAAGTATCACAAAATGATTGTTGAAGCTAACTATCAACATGATGCTAAAAAGATTGCACAGGCTCAAATGCCATCTGCAATAATTTGTGGAGGTGCGAGAGCTTTATGAAAGATTGGAAAACAATATTTGAAAACTTATCCGACTCTGAGAAAGATGGAATTGCTCTTCTCAGAGTTATGGAATGTACAAATGGTGTGATCCAATTCGCTTACAGGGGCAATGAACCCTGGGCTCTTTCGATTGAGAAAACTCGTGAAGTAATGAACTTCAGTATGGGTTGTATCAAAAGATGGACAATTCCCCTCAAAGAAGGAGATGTGACTTTCTCTCCAGAAACTATTGAAATTCTGAAAGAAGTTCGTGACCTCTATCAGAAAGGTAAAAAAGATGATGTCGCTTTCGCTGAATTTATGAAAGCATCATCTGCAACCGCAGAGGTTTGTGGTAAAGAAAGAATTATAAAGGCAAGTGAAATTCTTGCTGAAAACTTTGACGTTTTCCCAGACGGCACACTAAACTGGGGTGTTAATTATCTTATGCAATTTTTGTGAACATATTCGTAACGCACCCAGACCCAGTAATATCTGCAAGAGTTTTACCAGACAAACACATTGTCAAGATGCCTTTGGAGTGTTGTCAGATGCTTTCCATTATTGCTTCTGATAAGTGGGGACATGGATTCGGCACTCTTCCCAAAGCAGATGGAACACCTTATCTCACCGATAAAGGTGCCTTTCGTAATCATCCCTGTACCAAATGGGCATCAGAGTTTGTTCTGAATTGGAGGTGGTTAATCCGTCATGGTTTAGCCTTGTGTGAAGAGTATTCAAACAGATACTCAAAGATTCACAGTTGCCTTCCAACTCTTGCACATGCACACAAAATCTTTCCTATGGCAGACCCAGCAGGAAGGTCGGGCAAACATCCCACACCCTTTGTGAGAGCAATGCCTGATGAGTTCAAACTCGATACAAACATCTCCACCTTTGACGCTTACAAGATGTATATCGCATCCAAACCCTGGGTTAAAGATAATTATGTTAGAATTCCAGAAAGGAAACCTGATTGGGTATGAAAACAGTTCTAACAGTTGGAGATGATGGAATTCTCACATTCCCTGAAAACTTTCTGGACAGTCTGGGCTGGAAGGAGGGTGATGTGTTAGAATGGATTGATAATAAAGATGGATCTTTTTCACTGAGGAAACCTGATGAGTCGGAATGAGTT